ACCGTGCCAGTGGTCTTCAGTTCGAAGATGCTCTACGGGAAACCATCCGGCTCTTACTTATCCGTATCAAAGATTGGGACCCTGACATCACCACTAAGGCTGGGACGCATAAGAACCCGCGTACTTTGGTTCAACTCGTGGTGGACTATTTCGATAACTATCGTCAGGACTCCGCGAAAACCATCATCTTAGAAAATGGTCGACCCGCCGTCGAACTCTCATTCCGCTTCGCTCTGGACTTTGGCCCGACCGGCCACCCCGAGACCCAATACATGCTCTGTGGCCACCTCGATCGGGTCGTCACTATTAACGACAATGTATTCGTCATCGACCACAAATCCACCACTACCACCCTCGGTGACTATTGGTTCAACCAATTCAATCCCTCTAATCAAATGACCCTCTACACCTTCGCTGGGAAGGTTGTAATGGATATGGAAGTGAAGGGCATTATCATAGAAGGGGCCCAGATAGGACTTGAGCAATTCACCACCCGCTTCGCTCGGGGGTTTACCTACCGAAGCGACGATCTCATTGATGAATGGCTCAATGATCTTGAGTACCACCTCAACGCCGCCGAGGCTTTCGCGGAAGCGGGGCATTGGCCTATGAATGACATGTCCTGTGACAAGTACGGAGGGTGCCGCTTCCGGGATGTCTGTTCGAAGAACCCTTCCGTGCGTGAGCACTACTTGAAGAGTGACTTCATACAACTACCCCAGGAGGAAAGATGGAACCCACTAAAAAGCAGATGAGAGCAATCCTACCCCTTGGAAAGGCCCGTGTGGTCGACCGTGGGGACTTTGGCTTCAAGCTTGCCCTTGGTGGGTCTACCACCATGACCGTTCAACTGAACCATCCCCATCTATACGATATCAAGGATGGGGACCTGCTGACCCTTTACACGGAGGTGCTCCTTGCCCAGCCTAGCTGAACATCAATCAAACCTCTTCACCAAGGTTCTATTTCTTGGCGACTCCAAGAGTGGCAAGACCACAGCGCTTTGGTCCCTTGTCCGGGCCGGATACAAGCTCCGGATCCTAGACTTCGACAACCTTCTTGATGCCCTAAAGGAGAAGCTCTTTGCTGAATGCCCACATCTCCTGGGCAACGTAGAGTTCCGCACTCTACGGGACAAGTACAAAATGGGCCCTAACGGAGTGGTGATAGATGGTGCTCCAAAGGCAGCCATGAATGCCATGAAGATGCTCAACCAATGGAAGTACGACGACGTTGATCTTGGGGACCCTGCGGAATGGGGGGAGGATTGCATCCTCGTCATCGACTCGCTGTCGCGGCTGTGCGATGTGGTCTACGACCATCATGTATTCCTCGCAGGACCAAAGGCCGATGGCCGTGCCGTTTACAAGAACGCTCAGGACGCAGTGGGGATGATCCTTGCAGATCTGACCTCGGATACCTTCCAAACCAACCTCATTGTCATCTGCCACGGGCAGTTCATGGACCAAGCGGATGGCACCTCCAAGATCTTCCCTCAAGGGGTAGGCCAGAAGCTCTCTCCGAAGATCCCCCAATACTTCCCGGTTTATATCAGGCTCAAGAACCTCGCCGGGAAGCGCACCTTGCAGCTTGAAAGCGATGTGATGATCGACCTCGCAATGCCATCGAAGATGCATAGCAAGTCCCTTCCTGCAGACGATGGCCTCGCAGTGATCTTCGAAACCCTACGGGGTAAGCCCCCTGTAGCTACACCAGAGCCCAAAACCGCCACTCTGGTGCCTTCGGCAAGACCCAAGGCGGTGACGTTGCAGAGGAGAGTATAGTGGAACCTGAAATGACACTTGATGAAGCCAAAGCTGTGGTCGCTACCAAGACCGCACCGAAGGTGACTGAGGAGTCAATCAAGGCACGGGTCAAGGACGTGACTTACATCGGCCATGGTCAATTGATGATCTGCATCATTACCATGAAGAATGGCTTTATGGTTAACGGTGTCTCGGCGCCTGCCAGTCCCAAGAACTATGATTTGGAAGTGGGACGGCATTATGCCTACGATAATGCCTTCAAGCAGCTTTGGCAACTTGAAGGATACCTGCTTCGGGAGCATCTGAGTGTTACCGAAGCTGAAGATCGGGGCGGTTGATGGACGCAACCCTCCGCATCAAAAACCTCTCCATCGCCCTCGAGGCGTTGTCTCGCATTGTTGGACAGCAAGCACACTTCAACGACATCGAGAACATCCTCAACGAAGAAATCCGCCAATATTGGCGGGAGAACGAAAAGGAGACCCAATGGCCCCACAAGGCTCCGGCCAAGCCCATCATCAACGAAGATGACATCCCCTTCTAACCCCTTATGAAAGCATGACCAAATGTCGAACACAAATTTCCAAGACATTCTGAACCGTCCTTCTGAAGAAATCAAACCAATGCCAACCCTGCCTTTGGGGTCCTATCATACCGTCGTGATCGGACTTCCAGAACAGGGAGAATCCTCAAAGAAGAAGACCCCCCAGCTGAAATTCACCCACAAGATCATCGCCCCTCTGGACGATGTGGATCCCGATGCCATCACCGAGTTCGAGGCCGAAGGTGAAACCATCACCGGACAGGAAATCGAAAACATCTTCTACGTCACCCCCAAATCGGCGAATATGCTGAAGGAGTTTATCATCAATTGCGGGGTGGATCTGGCCGGCAAGACCATGGCTGAAGGATTGGACGAAATCCCAAACTCCGAGGTCATTATCAACATCAAACACGAACAGTCCGATGATGGCACCCGGACGTTTTCAAAAGTCGGCCGAACCGCCCGAGTCGACTAACCCCTCCCCCAACGGGTGACGCCAACTTTACCCGTTGGGGCCTCCCGCCCGCTAGTTCCTAGAAGCGGGCCAACTGGAAGGGAGGGCGCAAATGCCTCCCTTCCCCTTTCCGAAGGAGCCCTGAGATGACAAAACCCTTCCAACTCACCGACGACATGCAACAGGAGATGGTAGATGGGATCAAAGCCCTTGCAGACGCGGATACACATGACCCCGCTGGACCGAGCGCTGTGCCGCCGAGCCTACGTCGAAGGACGATCGATCGGATACCTGTCCCGGGCTATGCACCGGGATCACCAGACAATCAAACGGTGTCTGACGCGGAAGCCCTCGGTTCTGAGGCCCCAGTCCTGCCGGAAGACCCGATCAATCCCTCCCATTACCGACGCCACCCAAGCGGTGTTGAATGTATTGAGATCGTTAGGCACCTCAACTTCAACGTAGGGAATGCCATCAAGTACATCTGGCGGTATCAGGACAAAGGGGATCCCATCGAGAACCTGAAGAAGGCTCAGTGGTATTTGGATGATGAGATCCGGCGGTTGCAAGGCTCCAGATGAAACCTATATTTTTGCTTGGGGAGGCCCAAGGCGAAAACGAAGCCAAGATCGGCAAGGGCTTTGTTGGGGCTACCGGAGCCGAGTTGCTTCGAATGTTGAACGATGCGGAGGTGATTTCATTCACCCCTGAGGATCGAACTCATCTTTCCAAATGGTACCGAGCGAAGGACCCCTATGCTCTAGCTGCCATATGGGACCTTCACCCAGAGTTGTACCGCACCAACGTCTTCCAACACCATCCCCCGGGCAATGACCTTTTGTACTTCTGTGGTGGCAAGGCCGAAGGCATCGCTGGGTACCCCATCCTCACCAAATCCAAATACGTCCGAAAGGAGTTCCAACATGAGCTTGACCGGCTTGGTGATGAGATTCTTTCTTGTGACCCTAATATCATTGTCTGTCTGGGCAATTCTGCTCTTTGGGCTATGGGAGGCCGTACCGGGATTACAAAACTTCGTGGAACTACTTGCGTTAGCACTCATTGTGTTGCTGGGTACAAGCTTTTACTTACTTATCACCCTTCTGCGATCACACGACAATGGGAACTCAGACCCACAACTGTAGCGGATCTATCGAAGATCCTGAAAGAAAAGGACACCTCCGATGTCAAACGTCCCCCCTGTACGATCTGGACCGAGCCGTCCCTGGCCGAAATACG